CACCACATCGCAGATCCTTGATAAGGATACGACGATACCAATCATTCCACTGCTTTTGTGTGCTTGCACTTAGAGCAAGTTCGATGGCATCACGAGCATCATGTCCTGTGAGTTGTCTAGTGTACAGCAAATGACAAAGTTCTTTGAACGCTTCCCAAGGAAGGCCTTGTCCATCAGGCCCGCCATGTGTTGGAACTTTCTTAACACCAAATGTATAAAGGTTGTCCAGGGCCATACGCATGCCTTCAAACAATTCTACGTTGTCAATTTCTGCTTCTAGGATTGCTTCTTTATTTAGGCGACTAGCGTGGTCTTCCAAACTGGAAATAACTCGGTAACAATCAGACATATTAAAAGGGTAGTTGGTTGAACATACAACAATTATACATTCATTTTAGCAGATTGTCAACTGAATTTTTATCAATTTAAACACTAAAACTTGAGCCGCAGCCGCAGGTACTGGTTGCTCCGGGATTTTTTATTGAAAAGCTAGATCCGGAAAGGTCTTCTTTATAGTCAATTTCGGACCCTTGGAGATATTGCATACTCATAGCATCTACTATGACTCTAAATTCTCCAATTGGAAACTCAAAATCATCTTCGTTAAATTCTTCATCAAAGGTAAATCCATAACTAAATCCAGAACAGCCGCCCCCTTGCACAAAGGTCCTTAGAGCAAGTTTTGGATTATTTTCCTCCATTAGAAGGTCGGTAATCTTTGTTTTAGCATTTGATGTTATGTTGATCATACTGTATTTACACAATAAATACTCAAGCAGGAGAAAAACATGGAACAATACATGGATGACTTTGAAAACTACAAACGATTTACGATTAAATGCAAATGCGGTTGTCCTGCACACTGCAATCATAGTTGTACCAAATGCGAATACTGCCCAGACTGCGAATGTTCGGATTGTGTGGAACTAGATAAGAGCAGAGGGTATAATTAATATGGCATACTGGTCTAGAAATGATACCAAAGAATGGATTGTTCAATTAGAGCACCGCGTTCAAGATATGGACTATTATCTTGTTAAAGCAGATGAGTGGTGCGATGAATACGGAATTGATAATAACAAGTTAATATTCATGTGCAGTTTTTTAACCTGCGTGTGGGTCAGCAATATGCGGGGCGAGCATATTACCTTTAATGAGCTCATGGAAATTCTCGGAGTTGAAGAATGGAATGACGACGAGGAAAAGTACTACGAACTTGACGATTGTTGGGGGCAGTTGGATTTTCACGAATTCCTAGAAAAAGTTGTAGAAACTTATTCTGAAGAAGATGACGATTAAGAGTAATCTTTAACCGGGCCACCGTGAGCGGCGCTCTTTAGTTTGCGGCCTTTTAGCTTTACTCCAGAACCTTTTACACCTTGTTTACCAGTTCCGGCTGTGTGATCGCTGTCATGCTTTAATAGGCCGTGACTAACGCATTGGCTGTACCTTACATTGCTTAAACGAGAATGCCCCACAGAGCATTGACTGGCTGTGGGGGTGGCTAGTTTCTTTTCAGCTAAAAGTTCTATAATTCGCATTCTTTTATTTATTTGAATACAATCATTCCCAACATAACTACCTGTCCAATAAATCCTACACAGATTGTAGAAACATATAGGAAGTTCTTTTCAATAAGACTTTTAAAGAACAGGGTAGTTAAGGCGGCCCATACAAACAACATAAGGTCGTAGGGCGGCAACTTATCACTTTGTGCTAGGAGCATAGCAAGTAGTGTAGGAACAGCCGCAAAGTGTAGCAGTACAATGGTAATCCAGCCTAAGGTATGGGCACTAATATGTCCCAGATGATCCTTAAAGAACGTATAGATAAAGTTAACCAGTTTAGAGATGAGTCCAATAAATTTCATTTCGAGTCCTTATTTGTAAAAAATATGATTTCCAATTTTTGCAATCTTTTCACGCTTCCATCCCGGATTAATGTAATCTCCATGGAAATACATTGCATCCTTTAAACTAGGTAAGCGGAAACCTTCTAATAGGACTTTTTTAGCAACCTCTTCACTTTCCTTAAAAGTAGCTCGGTTGACAGGCCTAGCCATAACGGCTCTGTCGCAGACCCAACTAAATTGGCAAAGAACTTTTTCATAGACAATGTTCTTTTGGTAGATAGTTTTGCAAATATCAGCCGGGTATAAACCGCTTTCGGTTCTGTTCATTGTTACCTGTGCCACGGCTACTTTACCTTCAAAGGGTTGGTTGCCTGCTTCGTAGTAAATGTTAGTGGCAAGGCAGGCTAATTGCCTTTCTCGCATTGCTGTTGTGATTTGGGAACTCTCCATGGATTCAGATTTGTCGAGCTTGTCAACAACTACCCATTTGAGCATAAACACCGAAAGCATCAGTGCTGTTACCATTAGTAGAATTTTTACAGCTTTTACTAAAGCAGTGATATCTACATCCGGTTGTTCCTTATCTAGCGTTAACTCAGTCATTGAAGACCTCCTTTTTCGTTAGTGGTAAAATAATTATACAACAATGACTATTATACAGTCAAAGTTGGTAAAAAGCAACCAGTTTTGGTAAAATTCAGGAGCAGACTCGGATTTTGTACAGTTGTTCAAAACGATCTGCATCGATTCTGTCGTTGACCATCGGTTCGCCTCGAATGTTAAGGCTTGTGTTTAACAACATCGGACAGCCTGTTAATGCGTACCATTTTTCAAGAAGTCTTCTAATTCCGCTTCCATCTTTTGGTACAGTCTGGACACGACTAGTCCCGTCAGCATGAACGATAGCAGGAAATAAGTCAGGATGCCTGCAACGAGCGACTGACTGCATATACCTACTATCACTCCAACCGGAAGGCATATCGAAGTACATATCAGCCAGCTCCTCCAGAATAACCGGGGCAAATGGTCTAAATTTTTGTCTACGTTTAATTTCATTTACTTTATCCTTAATGTCTGGACCTCTCGGGTCTGCAAGTAAACTTCGGTTACCTAATGCTCTAGGTCCAAACTCTGCCCTGCCGCTCGCTACACCGACTATTTTGTTATCGTATAATTCTCTTATAAGGGTATCAACTGGATAAGGTCCTGCAATGTTGTGTCCAAGGAATGCATCTGTCCAAATAATCTTGCCGCCGTAGCCTAATGCGGCTGCCCCTAGACTACTACCAGCATCACCGGGATTAGGCATAATCCAAATGTTGTCATAATAATCTCCAAGTAATCTATTAGCACTACAGTTAAGAGCAACTCCACCGCCATACACTAAGTTCTTACTACCACCTAAAATTTTTGCTTTACTAATAACATTCATTATCAATTGTTCAGCAATCATTTGTGTACTGTGTGCAATATCCATTTCATTTTCCCCATCAAGGAAAGTGTCAGCTACACCTATATGCAAGTTATATTTAAATGTAATGTCTCTGTATGATTCTATTAACTCAGTGGACATCTTATCTACTGGTTTTGATTTACCATAAGCTGCCATACCCATTAATATATATTCTTCATCTAATGGACGTAGACCTACACGCTGTGTCATTGCGCTGTAAAATAATCCAATACTGTTCGGATATGATTGAGACCATAGTTTTTTATATTTGGCTCTGCCTGTATTGTATTCGGCATGCCAAATAGTAATAGTATCAAACTCGCCAATGGCATCGATAATCACTACTGTAGCATTATCAAATGGGCTTGTTTGAAATCCTGCGGCTGCATGACTTAGATGATGATTATGAGTATATACTTTCTTGTTGCCTAACAACTTTATGTTGTCGGATCCAATAATGTTCTTAACATTTAGATTAGCAAGGGCAGGTTTCTGTCCTGCTACTAATTGTCGCAAATACTTTAATACTGGTCTTTCATAATAATGGATTTGATAATCTGTAGCATATTGTAATGCATCCTTGATTATAGGTCCACAGAGGTTATCATCATGCTTATTTTTACTATATCGCTCGCTGTGACCAGCAAATACAATATTTCCAAAAGAATCAATGACACTTACGGCGGCATCATGAAAACCGCAACTTAAACCAATATAGTCCATAATTATTTGTAGATAAACGGATCTCGTTTACGCAACTCTTCAATGCGTTTTTTTAACTGGCGACGCTTTTTCCAGTTTATAATCCAATAGAATACATTTTTAATAGTTTGCATGATTTTATTTAACTCCGATTAACATGTATCGAGTAAATCTCCAATCAGGATAGGTAAACTGTTTCTCTCCTGTGTATAACTGTTCATTTACAGGAAACTGTGCTACAAATTCTGCCAGGCAAGTATTGTGTATGTAGTGATCATTGTGTATCATGTTATTACCTTGTAATGCAACAACAGTCCCTTTAGGGATCCTATGCCACCAATCAAAACTATCAAAGTGTTCTGTACTGGTGTTAATTAGTAAATCAGGCGGAGTAGCTTTGATATCTAATTTGTTACAATCTGCGGTATGGGCTTTGAACTTCCAATCTTGATAGACCCAATTCTCATTGATCATATCTGCAACCTGTTCGCAGTACGGGTCTACATCATAACTTCTAATTGTTCCTATATCTAATTGTCCCCTACTACGTAACAGAAATGCTGTAATGCCGTACCACCCGCCGTAGATCCAAGCAGTATCTATGCTAGAAAACAGTGTCTCTAGTTCTTCACAGAGCCAAATCTTACTGCCTATCTGACCGCTACTGAACGCATCTTTATCTACGCTCAATATCTGACTCATCGCAGGCCTCTCCGTATTGTATTTCTACTATCCTGCAAGGGACATCATAGGGATTAGATAGCTGATGCCAATCTCCTTTAGGAATCTTATAAGATTGGTGCGTTGATAATTCAGCGGGTAGGAGGGCGTATCCGTTTGGCATCATAGAATATACAATGCACTGTCCTTCTGATACTAACCAATATTCACTTCGCTGATCGTGCCGTTGCATACTTAGGCTTTGTCCGGGCTCTACTGTTAGTTCTTTAACTTTAGTACCGCTAACTTCGTGCAGTACTCTATAGTATCCCCATGGCCGCTCAGTCTTAGGTGCTTTCCACTCTTCTAATATCCAACTACTGCTGTTTGCTTTGTTAGTACCGCCTACACCAAATACGAACTCTACATCATCAAAGACCATTTCTGGAATGTTATTTCTAGTCCTGTCTCCTCCATTGGCAAAGATCACTTTATCTCTGGGGAACATTTCCTTTACTTGCCTAATAGCATCTATAGCACTACCATCATTGTCATTAAATTCTATAACTCGGTGTACTTGGTAGATGTTTTCAATGATAGCTTTACGTTCAACCGCAGGCATAAATGCTCTGCCTTTTTTACGGGCAAGCCATGCATCGCTGTTAATGCCCACAATCAAAAGGTTGCCCAATTGTTTTGCAGCTTTAAAATATTCAATGTGGCCGCTGTGTAAGGGATCAAACCCGCCAGTGACTAAAACTATTTTCATTTTATAAATCCTATTATAGACATCCTAGGTTCTTTAGCAAAAGATTCTACCCTTGTTACACAATGCCAATTATTGTTACTTTTAACATGGTCTAAAAAAATTAGGTTATTATAGATTGGCCTTATAACATTTGCACTACCGTCTTCATTTACAGT